AGGGCAAAAAGCACCAGATTTCGAAGCAATAACAACATTTGGAAAAGTAGATTTAAATGACTACAAAGGTAAATGGTTAGTATTATTTTCTCATCCAGGAGACTTCGCGCAAGATATCAAAAAATACTACCGATTAAATATCAGTAGTATTAAGTGTTTAATATAGATATGTAATATCAAGTTCTTCATTTGTAATAACAATTTTTTGAATCAAAGCTTTGCAAATTTTTTTCTTTGTATCAAAATCATAATCAATAATTTTCTTAGGATTTTTCAAATATTCTTTAATATCTTCAATATTATCATATTGAGAGTAAGTATTATAAATTTCATTCTCTAATACATTTAATTCATCTTTGTATTTTTGAATTTTAAAATCAATATCTTCAATGTTTTTTTGTATATAGTTATTTGCAATAGTATTGCCTTCTGCAATTACTTTTAGTAAATTCTGTATCTCTTTATTACTTTTGCTTATATTTACCTCTAATAAGCTTCTCTTGTTAATTAGAGATACATCTATTTGTTTAATATCTTTTACATTAGTCATTTTTTCATAAACTTTATTTTCGATAAGATGATTTACAAGATGTATAATAACAGATTCTTCAATTAATGATATTTTATGCAACTTTGAAGAACATACACTATATCCATGACTTTTTTTAGTATTGCAACAAATATAGTCATATTGCATTATATTATTGTTACTATTTTTTTTACTTTGAGATTTTATAGACATACTGTATCCGCACTCTCCACAGCAAAGCAAGCTAGATAAAAAGCATTTTTTACTTTGTCCAAAACGCGGAGCAAACTGCTTATTATTACTCATTTTGTTTTGTACTTTTAACCAAGTTTCACTATCGATAATCGGAGAAACATCTACTGTGACTAAGAATTGTTCTGAAATATCTACTGTTTTTCTATATTCTCCTTTTCCAGTTTCTTTTCCCACAATAGATAGACTTTTTTTACCATCAAAAGCCTCAGTATCATCTACTATATTAATATTAGAATTAAGATAATAATTATATACATCTAAACTATTTGAAGTGTAAATTGGTCTAGTTAAAATACGGCTTATTTGAGTTGTAGACCACAATTTACCGCTTTCTAGGTTTAATATTTTGAAGATTTAGCTTTGCAACAACACTTCTAATACTACTATTATCATGTAGATATAATTCATAAATCATTTCTACAACCTTTTTTTCATTTTCATTTATTACTAATACTGATTTTTTCTTTCCATCTTCACAAGTAATTCTTTTATTATCAAAACCATACAAAACACCGCCGACCCATGAACAAGCCTTGTTTTGCCCTGAAATAATAATTATCTGTTATACGTTCTGCTATTGTTTCTCTTTCTAATTGTGCAAAAATCATTATAATATAAATCATAGCTCGTCCGAAGTGGAGAGGAGGTATCAAAGTTTTCTGTTGCAGATACAAATGTAACATTATATTTTTCAAAAAAATTCAGTAAATTAGCAAAATCAGTAATAGAACGACTAATACGATCTAATCTGTAAGCTATAACTCTTCTTATTTTACCAAGTTCTATATCTTTAATTAATTTTTGAAAGCCAGGTCTATTAGTATCTTTACCAGAGAAGCCTTTGTCATCATATTCTGTATATTCCCAATTATTCATTCTACATATATTAGCACATTTTTCAAATTGTGTTTCTATAGAAACACTATCTTTTTTATCTACAGATTGTCTTCCATATATTGCAGTGTCTTTTAAATTATTCATATTTTTATTCCTTATTTTTCATATATAACTTTTTTTATTGTTGGTTTATAATCTTTAATATTAAAATCGTCAGATTGATATAGAATAGCTGAAAAGTCACTACTTTCGCCTGCTTTTAAATTCCTAACAGGTGCTTCTTTTGTAATTTTTTTATTTCCATTGTCAAATTCAACTACCACACCTACATAACTATAATCATCTTTAGATATATTTCTAATTTCTCCAGAAGCAGCATTACGTAATTCTGATGTATTAGTTTTCAATGAAGATATATTAAATTTATTTTCCCAATTTCCATCTACAACACTATAAACTACTATGCCAACTATAGTTAATAGCACTAAAAAAACAACAACGGCTATTACAATTTGATTTTTACTACTTTTTTCTTTCATTTTAATTCCTCCTAATATTTTATTTATTTATTTTCTTCATTATCTTTTGTAAGTTTATTTACTAAAGTATCAAGAAACTTTAATTCTTCTTCATCCATTTTTTTAATCTTAGAATAAACTTTTCCAAAAAGTGTGCCTTCTGAATTATGTTTTGACACATCTCTTATATTAGAATTTCCCAAAAGATAATCAGATGAAACATTAAAAAAATCAGATAATATTTTTATATAATCTTCCTTTAATTGAACTCTTCCAGTTTCATATTTGCTTATTGCTGCTAATTCTACATTTAAAAGTTTTGCTAATTCTCCTTGAGTTAAACCAATTTCAAGACGTAATTGCTTTAATCTTTTCAAAATTTTACACTACCTTTCACTAATTATACAAACTTTATTTATTTTCATCATTAAACCAGATATCTATTAAAGATTCCAGTTTTTTCATATCTTCTTCAGACATTTTAGACATTTTTTTAGATACTTCTCTAATTCGAGAACTTGTCGAAGTATCAGATTGTTCTATGTTTTTTATATCTGTTTTACCTAGTAGGTAGTCAATAGAAACATTGAAAAAATTGGACAGTCGTATAGTTATATCATTGTTAGGCTCTCTCTTGTTTATTTCATACATTCCAATAGTGCTAGGAGAAACAGAGATTTCTTTTGCTAAGTCTTCTTGTTTTAGTCCCATTTCTTCTCTCAACATTTTAATTCTATTACCAATCATACAATAACCTCCAATATGTAAAATCATAGCACACAAAACGTGAAAAGTAAACATAATACACAAAATGTGAAAAAAAACAGAAAAACTTTTAAAAAAGTATTGACAAACCACAAAAGGTGATGTAACATATAATCACAAAATGTGAAAGGAGAAAATAAAGATGCAAGAGTTAAAAAGCTTTAGAATTTCATTAGGATTAACAATACTGGAATTTGCAGACGGTATAGGAGTTTCTAAATCTTTATATGAAAAAATTGAAACTGGAGATAGAAAACCCAGCAGACAATTTACTGCAAAATTTAAAAAAAAATATCCTCAGTTTGATGTTAATATTTTTTTTATACAATAAAATCACATAAAGTGAAAAACAAGGAGGTGAGGAGATTATGGAATCAGAAGATATAAAAACATTAATAAATATCGCAAGTAAATATAAGTATTGCGAATGGCAAAGAGCAGTTATAGCTATTAATAAAGAATTTGAACATAAATTTGGTGCCACCAAAATTGATGACACTGATGTAAAAAGATTTTCAGAGTATGTATCTAATCACAGTCTATAAATAAAATAGATTAAAAGGAGGTGGGGAAATTGGAAGAAATTCAAAAAGAGATAGATGAAATGGATTTAAAACAAATGAAAATAAAAAATCTAGCTTCATCAACATTTGAAGGAATGATAAAGCTAAATATGACACACAGTAATTATACTCTTTTTAAATATGAACTTGAAAGTTTAATTAATTCATCTAAAATTTCTCATTGAAATCTGTATCAACAGACCTAGAGATAATATTAAAAGCTTTTGTATAATTTTTGTAAAAAGTAGTAATAGGTACATCGTTAATAGGTTTGCCAGTAGTCAAACAATAATTACTGATAAAAAGGGCAAGGTCGTGAGAGCGTTGTTCATCAGTCAATATAATCACCTCCATTCGACTTGATTATACAACAAAAAAATAAAAGAAACAAATAAAAGAAAGAGGTGGGAAGATTGAATAAGGAGAAAGTAAAAAGATTACTAAATGAAGTAAGTGGATTAAAACAACATGAATGGCAGAGTATTAAAAATGAAATAGATAGAGAATTTACATCAATAGCAAATAAAAACACTCTCACTGGAACTGAGAATGTTCTAAATAATATTTTCATTGATTAACAAATTGAATTTGAGTTGATTATAACAATAAAAAGGAAATAAGTACAAGGAGGTGGGAAGATGATAGAAGAAAAAGTTGTAAGAATACAAAAAAATAAAGAAAGAAAAATAACAGATATTATTGTATTAAAATCTGAAAAACTAGAATGGAAACACAAAGAAGAACTAGCAGGGGGTAAACCTACCAGTTCAAGCATAATACAAACTAAAGATGAAATAGCAATAAATGGATCTATTCCTTTATAGTAGAATAGCATATTAAAAATTATACAACAAGTACAAGTTATAAGAATAAAAATTAGAGAGGTGGTTTTGTGAGTGAAATGAAAATAGGGAAATATACTGTAACTGGAAGAGTTGCAACAGATGTATCAGAAGAAGAAAAAGAAGCTGGATTAAGGCTTTTGATGAATACAGTTTGGGAAGAGGTACGAAAAATAAAGAAGAAAGAAGGTGAAAAAAATGAAAAAGAAATTACAGATGATAAATAGAGTACTGGCACTAATGCTGATATGGATGTGGTCTACAGCACGGATTAATATTAGCAGTACAGAATTGTATAACAGTATATAGATAGAAAGGAAGTGAGAAAAATGGAAAAAAGTGTATGGCAAAAAGTAAAAGAACAGGATACAGCCAAAAAAGACCTTGCCGAAAAACTATACGAACTAGTTTCAAAGCAAGGGCTAAATGTACATTCAGCATTAGATGTACTAGAAATCACAAAGAATAAGATTTTATTTAATACAGTTGTTTAAACTCTTTATCATCTTTGTTGTAAAGTATAGAGTAGCACATTTTGAATGAATCAATAAGATAAGTAACTCTAGCATGCTCTTGATTGATGTAAGGGTCATCAGTACCGAGTTCATTAAGAGAATTTTCAGCATAAATTAAAGACAAATCATAGCATAATTTATTTTTATCAAAAGTATTTATTATATTCACCTCCTCTGAGGTAGATTATAACATGAAAATACAAAAATTTACAAATAAAAGATAGGAGAAAAAGAGATGGATGGATATGAAAAAATAATAAAAAACATAGAGCAAATAGATGAAAATACGAGAGAAGCAGAACTTAGAAATATATTACAAGAAATACTATATATTTGTGAAGACAATATAGAAAAGAGGTGAAAAATGAAAGCAGTATTAAAAGAGTTGAAAGAAATAAAAAAAGAATTATGGAATATATGTGATATGCATATTCGAACTAATGATAACAGTTTAAGAAATAGCATTTTAGATCTTATATATAAAATAACAGAGAAAAGTGTTAGATTAGAAGCTTTAGAAGAAATATTAGATGAAGATGAAATAAATGATAAAAATTGTCATGATAAATACAGAGAAATATTGATTGCTTTGAATAGCAATGAAGTAGAAGAAGCAAAAGAAATATGTAAAACAGAAATGAAAAAAATAGAAACATTAGAAAACAATAAAAGAGAACTAGACAACCTACCAAAATAATCTAGTTCAAAATAAACACATATAAACATATGATTTCTCAAATTATATCAGAAAAAACATGAGAAATCAAGAAGGGATAAAAAATGAAAAAAATAGAAACAGGACAAACAAGAGGAATTATAAGAAAAACAGATAATTTAGGAAGAATAGTGATTCCGATCGAATTTAGAAACTTTCATAATATAGATGTGAAAGACAATTTAGAAATATTTTTAATTGAAGATGGAATTTTTATAAGAAAGGAAATGAGCCGAAATGAATAGAGAAAAATGGTTAGAAGAAAGAAAAAAAGGAATTGGTGGAAGTGACGCCTCGTCTATAATTGGAGAAAATCCTTACAGAACAAATATACAATTATGGGAAGAAAAAACTGGCCGAAAACTGGCCGAAGATATTTCTAAAAAAGATTTTGTCCAATACGGAACAGAAGCTGAAGAGCATTTAAGAGAATTATTCAAACTAGATTTTCCGCAATATGATGTAAAACACGAAGAAAATATTATCATTAAACACCCTGAATTTGACTTTTTATTTGCAAGCTTAGATGGAATATTAGTAGATAAAAAAACAGGAGAAATGGGCATTTTAGAGGTAAAAACAACAAATATCTTACAATCAATGCAAAAAGAAAAATGGAAGGACAAGATACCTGGTAATTACTATATTCAAGTTTTACATTATATGATGGTGACTCGGATATACATTTGTGAAATTGGTAGCTCAATTAAAATTTGATGAAAATTATAAACAAACAAAAGTATATACAATTAAAAGAGAAGAAGTAGAAGAAGATATAAAATTTTTACAAGAAAAAGAAATTGAATTTTGGAATGAGTATGTAGTAAAAGATAAAAAGCCAAATTTGATATTACCAAAAATTTAAGGAAATAAAAAATGTATGCACAAGAAATATTAAATATTATAGAAAGTAGGAAAAAATAAATGGAAATGATAATAAGAAATGAAAATCAAGAAATACAAAAGATTGATTTTAATTATGAAGAATTGAAAAATGAAATTGTAAAAAAAGTAGAAGAATATAAAAATATGATTTATACAGAAGATACTGTTAAGACAGCAAAAGAAGATAGGGCTAAATTAAATAAATTGATGAAGGCTATAGCAGATAAAAGAATAGAAATGAAAAAGAAGTATTTAGAATCATTTAATGAATTTGAAAATCAAGCAAAAGAATTAGAAGCAATATTAAAAGATGGATCTAATGCAGTAGATGGACAAGTTAAAATATTTGAACAAGATGAAAAAGATAAAAAACTAAAAGAAATAGTAATATTTTTTGAAAGTGAAATAGAAGAATTAGCAGAAATATTAAATTTTGATAAATTATATAAAGAAGAATGGCTAAATAAGACTTATAAAATAAAAGACATAGAAGAAGAAATTAAAGGTGCTATCAGTAAAGTTAAAGCAGATTTAGAGATAATAGATTCTTTAAAAACAGAGTTTGATTTACAAATTAAAGATACATATTTAAAGACACTTAACTTATCATCTGCTTTATCAGAAAAAACAAGATTAGAAGAACAAAAAGAGAAATTAGAAAAAATGAAAGAAAAACAAATAGTAGTAATAGATGATACTAAAAATTTAGAGATAGTAAACACAAAAAAAGTAAATTACTCAACAAAAGAAGAATTACAACAAATTGATTTTAGGGTTCATGTAACACAAGAACAAAAATTTAATCTTAGAGAGTTTATAATGAAAAATAATATCAAATATGAAAAAGTTCCGATTAATGATATTGAAGAAAGAGCATTTAAGGCGGCATTAGAAGAAGCTATAAGTATAGTTCAAGATTGCAGAGAAGAAGGCGAAAATGATTTGAGGGCTGTCTTATATAGACTTGATTATATAGATTATAAAGAAATAAAAGAAGGAAGAGGGAATTAAGGATGAAAAAAGAAGATATAGAAATATTAGAAGAAATAAGTACAACTTTTAAAGCACTAGATAATGCGATAAATGGATTAAAATCAAAAGAGGATAAAAAACAAAAGATGATGAAACAAGTATATCAATTAAAACAAACAACAAGACAGGGGAATCAAATATGATTATTAATGGCTCGTTTATAAATGTATTAAATTTGATATGTAATGGAGTTGAAAAGATAGTAAAAGAAATAGAAAATGACGAAGTAAGAAAAAGTGTCAAAGAAACAATAATAGAAGTGATGGAAGAGATGGAGGTGTAATATGGCTGTAAGTAATAGTTTAGTAAAGAAAGAAAATGAAATTAAAGAGATGAATACTATGAGTACTTACTTAACTCAAGATTTAGTTAAAAATAAAATAATACAAATGATAGGAAGTGAGAAAGGTAGTAGATTTATAGCAGCAATTAGTTCTGCAGTTACCACAAATCCTGCGTTGCAAGAATGTACACAAGGAAGTATATTGAATGCTGCCCTGGTTGGAGAGAGTCTGAATCTTTCTCCGAGTCCTCAGCTCGGACAATACTACCTGGTACCTTTCAAAAACACTAAAATAGGTGTTACAGTGGCACAATTTCAGTTAGGATATAAAGGATATGTTCAACTAGCAATCAGAAGTGGTTACTATAAAAAGATGAATGTATTAGCAATAAAAGAAGGTGAATTGATTAAATATGACCCGCTAAATGAAGAATTGCAAGTTCAATTAATAGAAGATGAAGAAATACGCGAAAATACTGAAACAATCGGTTATTATGCAATGTTTGAATATGAAAACGGATTTAGAAAATCGATATATTGGTCTAAAAAGAAAATGAATGCACATGCACAAAAATATAGCACAGCATATAGAAGTGACTTGAAATACAATAATAAATATTCGTTTTGGTCTAGTGATTTTGATGGAATGGCATACAAAACGATGTTAAGACAATTAATATCTAAATGGGGAATAATGAGCATTGAACTAGAAAAGGCTGTAGAAAGCGATATGGGAGCTATACAAGAAGGTGGACAAGTTGATTATATTGATAATGTAGAAGATGAGCAAATGAACATCACTACAGATAAAGATAATAAAAAAGAAGAAGTAATAGTAGTTGAAAAGAGTACAAAACAAAATACAAATGAAGTAGAAGAGGTAAATAATTATGAAGAAGAATATCAGGACCCATTCGCATAATTAAATATAAGTAAGTAGAGTGATTTTTTATCACTCTACTATTAGTATAAAAAGATAATGTTTACATAAGAAAGAAAAGAGGTGTATGAAATTGGCAAGACCAAATAAACAAGGAATAGATTATTTTTCATTAGATGTAGTATTAGATGATAAGTTTGAATTATTTGAAGCTGAACATGGATTAGAAGGATTTGCATTTTTAATTAAGTTACTTCAAAAGATATACGAATCGAACGGATACTATTATTTATGGGAAGAAGATGAAAAATTATTGTTTTCTAAGAAGATTAATGTAAACATTAATCAAGTAAATGTATACATTAATTCTGCAATTAAGAGAAATATCTTTGATAAAGCAACATTTGAAAAATATAATATCTTAACAAGCAAAGGAATTCAGAAAAGATTTTTAGAAGCTGTCAAAAGAAGAAAACAAATTGAAGTAATAAATGAATATATTTTATTAGATTTAAAATCAGAAAATTATAAAGATTTTTCTTCAAAAATAGTTAATGTAAACAATAACTCAATAAATGTTAACATTAACTCTGAAAATGTGAACGATAATACCATAAAGGGTGTATACAATAACTCACAAAGTAAAGTAAAGGAAAGTAAAGTAAAGGAAATAGAAACAACAACAACTATTATAGATAACAATAATAGTATATTAAGTGATGAATCAAAAAAAACAGAAAGTGTTGTTGTTGTCGAAAATGAGATTGAAAAAGATTTAGTTATTGATTTTTATAATAAAAATATTGACAATATAACTGATTATTCAAGATTGTTTATAAAATATTACAGAGATAAAAAAGTATCTGATGAACTTATTATCTATGCAATGCAAATAGCAGTAAAACAAAACAAAAAGACTTTAAAATATATCGAAGGGACTTTAGACAACTGGGAAAAAGCAGATGTAACAAGTGTTTTAGAGGCTAAACAATCAACAGAAGTATATAAAAAGACCAGGTCTAAAACAGCTAAAAAAACAGCTCAAAAAGACTATGAACAGCGTGAATATTCTGAATCTGAGCTTAATAATTTATATACAAATATGAGCTCTAAAACAATAAAAAAACAATAATTAAAAACAATAAAAACCAAGGAGGAAAGAGATATGAAAAAAGAACCAAAAATGTATATGATAACTAAAATTACGGACTTAAAAGGGAATGATAGAGAAGATGGAAGATATCCTTCAAGAATTCGGAAGACGTTTTGCATTCGGACTTGGAAGACCAAACCTTGGTTGTAAAATGGCTATATGTTATAGACCAAGCGGAGGCACTCTATACACAAGTATTGTTATAAAAATACAAGAGGAAGAAGGAGAAATGATAGTAGTAACTAGCAATAGTATTTATCATTTTCAAGAGGTAAGCTAGATGTGTAAATGTTGTGAAAGAATAGAGTTTTGGGGTAACGAAAAAAGCGATTATGTAGATCATAAACTATTTGTAAAGTTGTCTCAGTACGGCTGGAGAAAAGGAGAAAGAAAAACTAAAGGAAAACAAGCAACTACTATAACAACACGAGCATACAACTTGAAATATTGCCCTAGTTGTGGAATTAAAATAAAAAAGAAAGGTTGAATTTATGAAAATAGAATTTGAAATACCTGGTATGGCTGTTGCAAAAGCAAGAGTCAGGGTTGGTAAATTTGGAGCATATACACCTTCTAAAACTAAAAATTATGAGAATTGGGTAAAGATGTGCTTTGTACAAAAATATAAGAAATTTGAACCATTACAGGGCAGATTAAGAGCTAAAATATATGTCGCTTTTCCGATTCTCAAAAACGCTACAAAAAAAGATAAATTGCTGATGTTAGAAGGAATAATAAGTCCTGCTAAAAAGCCAGACTGGGATAATCTTGGAAAGGCTGTATGTGACGCTCTGAACGGATTAGCATATAGAGATGATTCACAAATAGTGAATAGTCAAGTAATTAAATATTATTCTGACAATGTTATAACTAGAGTTGAAATAGAAGAATTTTAAGGAGAAAAAAAGAAATGTATATTGAAAAAGAAATAATGAAAGAAACAGAAGCAGCAGTAGTAGCAGAACTAGAAAAATTAAAAAAAGAAAAACAAGACTTAATAGACAAACTAAAAGCGGAAAATGAAGCAGATAAAGTAAGAGTATCAATATATGAAAAGAAAACAAGACTAAGTATGAAATTATCAATACTATTATTAGTACTTCAAATACTATTAGTAGCATGTATTATAAAATCAGATATAAAATACAAAAATGAAATAGAAGAATTAAAACATGAAATAATATACTTAGAAGAAGAATCAAATAAAAAAGAAGAAGAGATAAATAGATTATTAATAATCTTGATAGACAAAGAGGAACAACTGTTTAGATATAGAATTAAAGAAAGTGAGGTTAAAACTTATGAAATGTCCACACAGACATCAAATAATACAAAAAAATACTAGAGATTATGAATATAAGGAGGTTTAGCATGATAACATTTTTATTAACACTTATTACAAGTCTATTTTTGCTAACTTTAGCATTAATGCTGATATTTATTATATTTGAAATTGTTAAAGTATTTATACGTATTAATTCAAAAGATAAAAATAAGGAGTGATGTAATATGCAAAAAAACAGGTTGGAGTGGGGCTTAGGTACATTTCACAAATGCGAAAAATGTGGTGAAAAATTTTATCTTGAAGCCTCACAAACAGCTTGCTATGTATATAAAAAGAAACAAAAATTATATTGCAGTTATACATGCTATCGAAAAAAATAAAAGAATATAGCTTGCTTTTTTCAAATCCTCACAGTATATATAAAATATAAGGAGGTGGGAGAATTGGCAGGTACACAAAATTTGATTTCGTTAGGAAGTAGACCTGAGGCAGAACGAAAAAGGATTGCAAGCGAAGGTGGTAAGGCTAGTGGAGTAGCAAAAAGGAAGAAAAAAATGCTTAGTCAATATCTTACAGAAGCTATCAATTCTCCTATTTTAAATCCGCAGGTACTTGATAGAGTAGTAAGCAATTTTGAAATTAAAGATGAAGCTGATTTAACATACAATGCAGGTGTTGCAGTAGGTATAATAGATTCTGCTATGAAGCGGAAATATGGATGCAGCAAAACTGATTAGAGAAATGACTAATGACAAATCTGTTGAAGAAGTTGAACAAAAGGCAAAAGTAAGAATTCCACTAGAGCTAGTCGGTAAAGCATTTACAGAAGTGAATTTCTACATAATGCAAAGAAAATATGTAGATTATTGGTTAGAAGGTGGTAGAGCTTCTACAAAATCAAGTTTTGCAGCACTAAAAATAATAGAAGAAATAGAAAATAATCCAACTTGGTGTGCTTTAGTTTTAAGAAAAGTTCAAAATACATTAAGAAAATCTATATTTTCACAAATAGTTTGGGCTATTGAAAAATTAGACGAGTATTATCCACGGTCTTAAAGATGATTATAAAATAACACGAAGTAAGTTAGAAATACTCAAAAAAAGTACTGGGCAAATCATATATTTTATGGGATTAGATGACCCTGACAAGGTCAAATCGCTGAAACCACCGATTAATATGTACATAGGACTAACTTTATGGGAAGAATTTGACCAAATTCATGGAATGGAAGAAGTTAGAAAGGTTCTTCAAACTACAATGCGTGGTGGCGAAGTATTTGTAAATATCTGTATGTACAATACTCCGCGTTCTGCACAACACTGGGTAAATGTGGAGAAACTAAATCAAAAGAAAAATAGAATTATTCACAAAAGTACTCCATACCAGGTACGCTACACAGGATGGCTTGGACAACCATTTTTCGATGAAGCTGAACATCTAAGAGCTGTAAACAAAAAAGCTTGGGAAAACGAATATTTGGGTGAAATTACAGGTACTGGTGGTATGGTATTTGAGAATTTAGAACTAAGAGAAATAACAGATGAAGAAATAGAAACACTTGGGCATTGTATACAAGGATTAGACTGGGGTTGGTTCCCTGATCCACTTGCTTGGGGAAGAATGCATTATAACACAAATACACAAACTTTATATATTTTTGATGAGATATTTGGCTACAAAATAAAGAACACAGTAATAGCTAAAGCAATTATTGATAAAGGTGTAAATGCTGAAGAATGTATCTGTGATAGTGCTAATCCGAAAGATATCCAAGATGTAAAAGGTGAAGGCGTAAATGCTAGGGGGACTAAGAAAAAGACTGCTTCAGTCGACTATGGAATGAAGTGGTTACAAACTAGAGTGAAAATAGTAATAGACCCTGCTAGATGTCCGAATACTGCTAGAGAATTCAATACATATGAGCTAGAGAAAGATAAAAATGGTAATTTTATAACAAGTTATCCTGACAAAGACAATCATACAATTGATATGACTAGATATGCTTGTTTAAGATATATATTAAGCAGTTTAAGTAAATCATAAGTCAATATTATAAATATAAATAATTATTTTAATAGAGCCTTGAGCCGAATAATTAAGAAAAAATTAATTAGGAGGTTTTAAAGTATGAATATTAGAGATTATTTAGTAAAAATGGGGTATACACTAATAAGTGAAGAGTACTATAAAAAAATGAAAACATGGGAAAGCTGGTATAAAGGATTTTTTGAGCAGTTTCACAGGTATAGTATCTATAACGGAACTGACACTATAACAAGGACTAGAGCTAGCATGAATAGTGCAAAAATGGGTTGCGAATACTGGGCTAATCTGTTATGGAATCAAGATTGCTATATTACAGTTGATAGTAGTAATATTAAGCAATCATTAAGTAAAAGAATATTAAAAACTTTTAAAAGAGATAATGATAATGCTTCACAAATATTAATAAATGTTGTTTTAGAGCATAATAAATTTAATAGTCAGTTCAATTCAATGTGCGAAAAAGCGTTTGCTACTGGTGTGGGAGGTATTGTTGTTCATGATAATACAATAGATTTTGTTGAATATAGTGGAATACACCCGCTTAGCTATAAAAATGGACAAGTTGAAAGTTGTGCATTTAGTACAGTATTTAGTCATATAAAGCATGGGACTTGTATATATTTAATGATACATGTTAAACAAGATAATAAGAAATATAAAGTTTCAAATAAGTTCTTTAAATTAGATAATGATAATATAACAGAATTTACAAAAGAAGAGTTTAAATCAATGAAGGTACAAGAATCTTTTGAAACAAATACAAAAAGATTTACTATACTAAAACCAAATATTGCTAATAATGTAGATAGTAATAACCCACTTCGGAGTTAGTGTTTATGCTAATTCAATTGATATTTTAAAAATGATAGATTTAGCCTTAGATGGTGTGAAAGTTTCGATGGAACTTGGTAGACCTCGTGTGGCTGTGGGTTCTGCAGCACTTAAAACTGTAGTTGGACGAAAAGGAAAACAACATCAAATAGCTGCTTTTGATAGTAATGACATAGCATTTTATCAGATGGAAGAAAAGTTAGTTGGAGATACTATAATAAAAGACATTACAACATCATACAGAGCAGGTGAGTTTGAAACAAGTCTACAAAAAGCACTTACTTTATACTCTCAAAATATCGGACTTGGTGAAAAAGCTTTTAAATGGGAAAATGGAGCTATAAAAACAGCTACAGAGGTTATATCAGAAAACAGTGTAATGTATCAAACTATGAGAAAACATCAAGAGATAGTAAAAGAATGTATTATTGATGTATGTAAAGCTATATTAGATATGAATAATAAAGATTTTGATATAGAAATTAAAATAGAATTCGATGATAGTGTTATAGTAGATAAAGAAAGCGAAAGGGCGAGATGGCAACAATTATATAGAGATAATGTAATACCAAAATGGTTATATTTAGTAGAATATGAAGGATATAGTGAGAAGGAAGCTAAAGCACTAGTATCAGAAGCTTCTCAAGTGATTAGTATAGATGATTTTTTTAATGCTGGTGGTGATGAATAATGCTATCAAGTGATTATTTATTTACAATGACAGATAACATATCTGATATGTATGAGGAACTAAACAACTCTATAATAGAAGATATAGCAAGAAGAATATCTAGTATGGACATGTTAAGTGAAAGTACAGTTTGGCAAGCTCAAAGAGTTAGAGAAAGTGGTGCTTTATATGATGATATCATTAAAAAAGTGTCGTCACAAACTGGTAAAACACAAGAAGAATTAAGAGAAACATTTAAAAAAGCTGGGATTGACAGTTGGGACAACAACATGAAAATGGCAGGACTAACAAATACTTTAAATATTACAGAGAATGCTAAAAATGTATTATTAGCTGGATTAAATAAAACAGATGGTATATTACACAATATGACTTTAACAACTGCAATAGACTCACAACAAAAGTTTATTCGTGCGACTGACTTGGCATATCAACAAATAGCAAGTGGTGCTTTTGATTATAATACTGTAATTAGAAGAACTGTAAAAGATTTAGCTAGAAGCGGAATAGGTTCTATAGATTATGCAAGTGGCATAAAAAGAAGTATGGACAGTACAGTTAGAACAGTTGTTTTGACAGGCATAAATCAAACAGTTGGAACAATGACAGAAATTCAAGCTAGAGAAGTTGGGGCTAATGGGTATGAGGTAACAGCTCATCGGAGGAGCAAGAGATACTCATCAGTCCTGGCAAGGAAAACAATTCTATATTGATATTCCTGTGAAGCGGATATGAACATTTCAAAACAGTAACAAAATATGGACAAGTAGATGGATTAAAAGGTGCTAATTGTAGACATGATTTCTTTTTTGTGTTTTTGCCTGGGGACCAACCAAACTATTCTAAATCAGAATTACAAGCTCTAAATAATAAAACAGTTACATACAAAGATAAAGAAATGAAAGTTTGGGAAGCGGAACAAAGAATGAGAACAATTGAAAGAAATGTAAGAAGTTGGAGAAGGCAAGCAAATGCTCTAAAAGAAGCAGGACAAGACAATAGTTTTGAAAGAGATAAAGAGAAAAAATGGAGAACACTATATAATGAATTTAGTGAAGAAACAGGAGTTAAGAAGCAATCACAAAGACTGATTGTAAGAGATGAAAAAGTATTGCAAAAAAGTATAAAGTCTGATAAAATTAGCAATATTAAAGATATTAGAATGTAAATAGAATATTAATCTAAATATATAAAATAAAAGTATTTGTAGCAAGTACTTTTATTTTTTTGGGTTTTTTTCTTGTTTTTACTTGACAAGTAAAAAAGTTCACAATATAAAGTAAATAAAGAATGAGATTTGTAACTCGTAAAAAAGGACAAACAAATGTGAGAGCGACCTCGTATAAAGTGTAGTTTGTGGAAGGAGAATTGAAATGGAAAGAAAATTTTTAAGTGACTTAGGGCTAGAAAAAGATGTAATTGATAAAATTATGACTGAAAATGGAAATGATATTGAAGCTGAAAAAGATAAAGTAACTGAAGCAGTAAAATCTGAAAAAAAGAAATATGCTGATTTAGAAGAACTTTACAATGATGCTAATGGTAAGATTGAATCTTTTAAAGATTTAGACCCTGAAAAGGTAAAAAAAGAAATGGAAGAGCTAAAAATTGCTAAAGAAACAGCAGAAAATAAAGCTAAAGAAGTAGAAGAATCTTCGAAAATATCAGAGGTTTTAAGAAGTGCTGGTGTAACAGATGAATTATCTCTAAAAGCATTATCAGATGTTTTTAAATCAAAAGGTTTAAAATATGAAGATGATAAGTTTTTAGGTGGAGAGGATGTTATAAAAAGTCTTAAAACAACATACCCTGGTCATTTTAAAGCAGAAAATCCAACACCGCCAGAAGGTGGAGCGCCAAAACCAAATGAAGGTTTTGGTTTAGGTGAGGGAGGAAATCCACCACCTAGTAAAAAAACTACTAAAGAATTACTATATGGATAGTAATTAAAAAAAGATAAGTGTATCAGTTTGGCGACCACACACTTATCAAAAAAATCAGAAAACCTCTTGAAAAGGTCTACTTGTGTTATATTTTAGCACAGTATTAAGCCTTTTTCAAGAAGAAAAGTTAAATTAAAAAAAGAAAGGAAAAGGTGATTAATATGCCTATTACATTAGCACAAGCAAAAAGTTTAAGTCAAGATAAATTGACAGATGATATAATTGATGAATTTTCAGAAAGTAATTTCATAAAAGACTTGCCATTTGATAATACTGTGAAAGCGCAAGGAGGTAAAAGTTTAACTTATACATATAATAGACTTACAACACTTCCGGAGGCAGGAACACGTGCTATAAATGGAGTTTATACAGCTCAAGAAGCTGCAGCAACACCAGAAAGTGTTGATTTAAAAATTATGGGAGGGGCATATAAGATTGACAGAGCAATTCAAAACAATGAAACACAGCTTGTTGATCATGTCGAAATGCAATCAATACAAAAAACAAAAGCTACAAGAGCAGTCTTTCATAATCTATCAATAAACGGGGATAGTGCTGTAGATATTGAAGAGTTCGATGGACTAGATAAAGTGCTGACTGGTTCTACTACAGAAGTAGTTCCAGATACTGCAATAGATTTATCTGACGCAGATAAAATCAAAGCAAATGCAAATGCATTTTTATACTATATAAGACAAACAATCAAACAAATGAATGGAGCACCAACAAAATTCTTGATGAATTCAGATTTATGGGCAGTATTTCAATCAGTTGCAGATACTGTTACAAGTGTAAAATTTACAAGAGATGAGTTAGGAAATGAAATCGGTCATTATGGTAAAGCTATGTTTCAAGAAATGGGTGATAAACCAGGAACTAGTGAACAAATCATTTCAACAGATGAAACAACAGGAAAAACAGATTTATATATGGTAATTCTAGGACTAGAAGATGTTCATGGAGTTTCTCCGGAGGGAAATAAAGTAATAACTCCTTACCTTCCAGACTTTAAGACACCTGGTCCGGTTAAAGAAGGGGAAGTTGAATTTATAGGAGCAATCGCTATAAAGAAAACTAAATCAGCAGCAGTATTAAGAGGTATTAAAGTAAAATAAGAAAGTGAGGAATCTATTATGTTGAAAATAGAAGCACCTGTTAAAGAATATACAGGAATTAGTGCTGGAATTGGATTTGCAATGGGAGTAGCATTGGTTGAAGAAAAAGATTTAAGAAAAACACAAAAAGAATACTTTAAGAAAAAAGGTTATAAAATTGCTAAATACAATTCAAAAACAGCAGTTACTACTAAAAGTTCAGAAAAAACAGATAAAGTAGATAAAACAAATACTTTGGAAGACTTAGATGATTCTACAGATTTAAGATAGAAAAAATATAGAAAGAAGGTTTATCAAAATGGAAATTTATGCTGATTATAATTATTATAAAACTGAGTATAGAGGCACACTAGATGAATCTTCTTTTGATAAATATTCAGATAGAGCAACTAGAAAAATATGCAACAGAAGCTCTGGCAGAGCTACTAGTGATTTAAAAGAAGTGAAAAATTGCATGTGTGAATTAGTTGAACTTATGTCTCAAAATGAGAGTCTGAAAACAGATATATCATCTGAAAAAGTTGATAATTTTACTAGAAATTTTGTGTTGAAAACAGTAGTTGAAAAAAATCAAGAATACAATTCAGTAATAAAAGAATATTTAGGAAGTCTAGGCTTGTTAGGAGGTAGTATGAATGTTTACTAATTCTGATATGACACTCTATAACAAAGTACCTCAGCAGGGAATAGAGACTGAAAAATATACAAGAACTCAAATTGAAAATGTATTTTGGAATGAAAGCACAGAAACAGTAAATGGAGAAAATGGCTTAAAAAAAGAAGAAGTTTTAAGACTATTAATATCAAAAGATTCTATGCAAGAATTAGAAAAAGAATACATAAAACCAAAAGAGTGGCTAAAATCTAATGAAAAAGATAAATATTATACTTTTCAAAATGGAGATATTGTTGTTAAGGGATTAGTAGATAAGGATATTGTTTCATCAAAAGAACTAGAGAAAGAATATGATAATGTTCTATCTATTGTATCTATTACTGACAATAGATATGGCAATGAGGATATGCAACATTTCTTTATAAGAGCTGAGTAGGTGAAAGGTTATATGGCAGATAAAATAATCACCCCACAAGGGCAAATATTTAAAAGTGCGAATGGTTCTACAGCAAAATTGGAATGGAATTCAAACTTTAACAATAAATGGCAAGGTAAGTATGATAATGCACAAATGAAATTAGATAATGCTATTTTAAAAGATACTGATAAATATGTTCCAATGCTTACAGGAATGCTTAAATTGAGCGGTAGACTTGGCACTACAATTGGCAAAGGTACTATTTTATATATAGCACCATACGCTAAAGCTAGATATTATTCTACTACAAAAGTTGGTACTCTAACAGGAGGATTAAGAGGTCCACAATGGTTTGAAAGAAGTAAGGCTAGTAACAAACAAAACTGGCTTAAAATTGCGAAAGGAGAAATGAAATAAAATGAAAAAAAAAGAAAATAAAGATACTATTATTAGTAAATTAAGAGAGTATTTTAGCAAATGCCCCTTATTTGATAAAACTTCACCTTTTTATACAGATTTTAATTCAGAAAACCCAAGCAATTATAGTTTAAATAGCTTACCAGGGACTCGAATGACAAAAGATATATTACAAAACAAATACTATATTAGAAATTTTGCAATAACAAGTAGAGAGTATACACCATCTGACTTAGAAAGAATTGAAAATTTAGGATTGTATGAGCAATTACAAGAATGGGTTGAAGAACAAGATGATGAAGAAAATTATCCAAATCTAGGTAAAAACTTAGAAGTTACAGGTTTATATGTTACAAATTCAGGTTCCTTATATGAAAATGACCCGAAAAATAACATAGGTTTGTATCAAATACAACTACAAATTAGTTATACAAAATATAAAAAATAAAATAATAAGGAGGAAATAAAATGGCAATTGAAGGAAAAGGAACAGCAAAAAGAAAATCGAGTATGATTTTTATGAATGTAGGAACAAGTTCAGAAGCAGAATATGAGGTAATCGGAAAAGGAATTGAAGAATTATCTCGTGAAATGAATAATGAGGTTGAAAGCAATTCTGATATCTTAGGAAATATAGATGTTAGTGTTACAAAAGGAGCTCAAGTAACATCAGTGGACCCTTTGAAATTTAATAAAGAGAGTAAAATTTCTAAAAAAATGTATGATATATACAAATATGACAAAGAACTTTCTGATGTGGAAGAAGAATTTATCGAGGTATTTACTGAAGATAAAATAACAGAGGGTGAGTTTGCAGCATTCAAACAAATGGGAGCTATAGACTTAAAATCTTGGGGTGGACCCACAAAAAGTTTAGATACACCATTCGATATTAACTGGGCTGGTGAAAAGGTCCATGGAGCATTCAATCCGTCTACAAAAATATTCACACCAGAAGCATAAGAAAGAGAGGTTGGTTATATGAAAATAATAGTAGAAAAAAGATTTTATATACAAGATAAAAAAACAGGAAAAGCAACTTTTTATGAAATTAAAAAGACATCTCAAGAGATTGAAGAAGAAGCAGGAAACAGAGCAATAGCCTCAAGTTATGCTAAAGAAGAAAAAACAAATAAAAATAGTGGAGCTCAAGAAGCCAAAAATTAGAAAAACAAAAGCTTATGAGCATAAAAATAGTTCATAAGCTTTTATTAAAAGAAAGAAGGATATAGATGGAAGGTTTAAAAATAAAATCAAATAAAGTAAGGTTAGCAATTAATGATGATGAAAATAGAGTTATAGAAATAAATCCTGCTGACATTTCAGAGAAAAAAAGAATACAAGAAATGTCTACAAGATTTGAAAAATATATTAAATTGAATCAAAAGAAATTGAAGGAAATTAGTGATGATGATTATGATTCTGCTTTGAAATTGTCAGAAGAATTATTTGACAAATTAGCATTAGAATTAAATGAAGTTTTTGGTAAAGATACAGCTAAAAAAGTAACAGATGGTGAAAAAGACATTGAGATGTTGACTCAATTTTGTTTAGGAATTACACCATACTATGAAAAATATAATAAATCTGCTAATGCTAAATATAATCCGAAAATGAATAAAACAGCTAAAAAAGGAGTTATGAAATAACAATGAACATCTTATTAAATAAGTTTCCAAACAGAATAGAAATAAATGATAAAGAATTTGAAATTAATTCTGATTTTAGAATTGGTTTGGAAATTGTATTGATGTTTGAAGACGCTACAATGAACAAAATAGAGCAATTGCAAGAAATGTGTAATCTATTATACAAAAATGAAATACTAGAAGAAGATTTTGAAGAAGCATGTAAAAAAGCAACAAAATTTTTGGATTGTGGAGAAGTTAGAAAAGTTGTAAAAGAAAATCAAAATGAAGAAGATAATGATGATGAAGATGGTAGATTATATAGTTTTGAAAAAGACGCTAAGTATATATATTCTGCTATAAAACAAACACATCACATTGATTTAGAGAGCATTGAAAATCTTCATTGGTGGAAATTCATATACATGTTTATGGATTTAGACAAAGATTGTTTTTTTAGTCAGATATTACATTTAAGAAGTCAAAAACAAAAAGGGAAACTAACTAAAGATGAAGCTTTAGTCTATCACAGAATGAGAGATATTTTAGATCTAAATTATACAGATGAAGATGGTGAGCCAAGTGAATTTGAACAACTACTGAAGGGTTCAGCAGATATTGAAAGGTATGAAGATGAAAAAGAAAATTGAAATAAAAGAAAGCAAGTTGAATTGGGTATATTGTAAACATTGTGGATGTAGAACAAATATATCGTATAAAGAGAATGCAACATGTAGAGGATTGTGTGCAAGATGTAAAAGTTGCAAAAAGATAACTGAAATTGAAGTATAAAAAATAAATAAGAATACAGAATAGAGCTCAAGAAGCCAGTATGTAAGAAAGAAGGGATACATATGGGCGGATACGATGGCTCTATAAAAATTGATAGTAAAATAAATAACAAAGGATTCAACAAAGGTATAAGTGGAATGCTCACAGCTGTGAAAGGTCTTGGTTTAGCTATTGCTGGAGTATTTGCAATAAAAAAAGTTATAGATTTTGGAAAATCAAGTGTAGCAGCTGCAAATGAACTATCAAACTCATTAGTGGGTTTAAAATCTATATTAGATGGACAAGGCAAGTCTTTTAAAGAAGCAAAAGGTTTTATTGATGAATATACAAATGATGGTTTAGTTTCTGCAACAGAAGCTACAACAGCTTTTAAAAATCTATCTCTAAGAGGATACAATACTGAACAAATTAAATCTGTAATGACAGCATTAAAAGATAGTGCTACTTTTAGTAGACAGTCTTCATATGAACTTGGTGAAGCTGTAATGACTGCAACAGAAGGGTTGAAGAATGAAAATTCTATCTTAGTTGATAATGCACGGAGTAACTAAAAATGTGGCAAAAATGTGGGATGAGTATGCTAAAAAAATAGGAACTACTTCCAATAATCTTACTCAACATCAAAAAATACAAGCTGAGGTAAGTGGAATTTTAGAAGAAACAAAATTCCAAACAGGTGACGCTACTAGATATTTAGATACATATAGTGGTCAATTAAGCATGTTAAATGCTTCACTACTTAGCTTGAAACAAACAGTTGGTTCTGCTATAATCCCTGTTTTACAAGCAATATTACCATATATTAATACTGTTATTCAAGCTCTTTTAAAATTAGCACAAGTCTTCGCTGGTGTTTTACAGTTAATATTTAGAAAAAGTGCAAAAGCAGTTGACGAAACTGCAAAAACAACCAAAAATTTGGCAGATAACACAAATGCAGCAGCAGGAGGAATGGGTAACCTAGGAAAGGCTACCAAAAAAGCTAAAAAAGAAGTAGATGGAGCATTGGCAAGTTTTGACCAATTAAATGTGCTTGTAGATAGTTCTAATAATGACATTGGAGCAGGTGGCGGAAGCAATGTAGGAGGAGCTGGAGGAGGTCTTGATTTAGATTTTGGTGGAGCTGATGTTGATGGTGCTATAGAAGTTTCGCAAGAATTACTGGATATTTTTGAAAAATTAAAGGAAGCATGTGAACCAACTAGAGTTAGTTTAAAAAGATTATGGGAAGCACTTCAACCACTTAAAGAATTTTCGATTACTGCTTTAAAAGATTTTTATGAAATAGTTTTAAAACCAATTGGTAAATGGGTTCTAGGAGAGGGATTACCACGATTTATTGACGCTATATCAAATGGATTAGAAAAAATAAACTGGGGCAATATCAATGAAAGTCTTAGAAATCTATTTAGTGCTATTACTCCATTTGCAATAAACATCGGAGAAGGATTGTTATGGTTTTGGGAAAATGTATTGATGCCACTTCGCACTTGGACTATTAATAATGCTTTACCTGTGTTTTTGGATTTACTTGCTGGTGCTATAAAGATTTTAACATCTATAATGAAAGGTGGAAGGTCTTCTAATGAATGGTTTTTAAAGAATTTTTTAGAACCTCTTGCAAAATGGACAGGTAAAATTATAATCTCAGCATTAGGAACTCTTGCAAAGATACTTAATGCAATAGGGGATTGGATGTCTAAAAATCAAAAAGTAGTAAATGGAATGAGTATAGTTGTTGGTCTATTCTTCTTAGCTTGGAAAACAACAGAGGTAATGGCATTCATTCAAATGTCTGGCGGTTTAATCTCAACTTTAAAAAAAGTAGGAACTGCGATATCAGGACTTACTGCTAAAAAATTAATAGATAAAGCAGAAACTATGTATTTAACTGCATTGTATGCTAAAGATTTTGCAATATCTCTGGCAAAAACAGTAGTGGAATTAGGAAAGCAAGCAGTAGCATTAGTAGCCTCAACAGCTTTAAAAATTGCGAATAACACAGCTGTTGGTGGGGGTACAGCTTTAGCTCTTGCAAGTGCAATAGCAGTTCAAGCTGTAACTGCAGCGCAATGGCTATGGAATGCTGCAATGGCTGCAAACCCAATTCGGAGCTATTATTGTAGTAGTAGCAGCACTTATCGCAGGCCTTACAGCTCTAATTCTTTGTATAAACAGAGGAAGCAAAGAAGACCGTGAAGCAGCGGAAGCTAGTAAAAAAAGAGCAGAGGCTTTGGGTGAAGTACGAAGTCAGCAAAGGCAGTTAGTAGAACAGCAAGATAAAATAAAAGATGCAAATGCTGCTGAAATGGATTATACAAAAGCATTGAGTGAAGAATTAAGAGGATTGGCAGATGAGAGTGGAAATGTTGCTGAAAAAGATAAAGCTAGAGCTCAATTTATAATAAATGAATTAAACAAAGCTTTAGATACAGAATATGAAATGATCGGTAATCAAATTCAAGGATATGAAAGCTTAAGAGCAGAAATAGATAAACAAATAGAGCAAAAGAAAATTCAACTTATGCTTGAAGCTGAAGAGGTTAAATACAGAGAAGCAATAATAAATGTAACAAAAGCACAGACAGCAAAAGAAGAAGCTAAAATGGAATTAGATAAAGCAAGAGATGCAATGAATGAAAAATACAGTAAAGCTAACAAAGAGAGATTAGAAGCAGCAGAAAAAGCTTACATGGATGCTGATTCGACATATAAAGAATATAACGAAAACATAAGAATATATGAAACAGCAACTGCTGAAATGTTGCAAGGAAATAATGAAAATGCGATAGAATTACTACAAAAAAGAGGAATAGCTTTAAAATCTTATGAAGATACTTTAGAAATGAGTTCAGAGGAACAAAATAAGATACTGCAAGATCAATTCACGAAATCAGTCAATGATTTAGACAGCTATAGAGAAAAATATTTAAAAGGCGTGCAAGGTTTCTCTGCAGACGGGCTAAGAGAAGCACAAATTTATGCTAATGAAGCACAAAAGGAATATGCAAAAGTTGGTGGAGAAACAGTAAATGGATACATCAATGGTATAAATAGTGAAAAGAAAAGTATGTGGAAATCACTTGGTGATATCTTCCGCGGTGGTATAGATGAATCTAAAAAAACATTAGAAGTGAAATCACCATCTAAAGTTTTTACAGGAATTGGTGGAGATACAATCCAAGGTTACATAAATGGAGCGAATAATAAGTCTGGAAGTCTACTTGGAGCAATGAAAGGTCTATTCACTAGTGCGATTAGTACTGCTAAAAAAGTACTAGATTCTCATTCTCCGTCAAGAGTATTCGATTCTTTAGGTGGAGACACTGTACAAGGATATACAAACGGTGTTCTGAATAATGCTGACACTGCATTAAAAGCAATAAGTAGTACATTTGAAGATGTAGTTGGTGTTGGAAAAGAAGCAACTGAGGATACAGAAGGATTATTCTCGAAAGACTTGATATCAGATAGTTTTATTAGAAATATGGACAGACTGTTAAATATTTTTTCAGAATTAAAAATAGTATTAGACGATGTTGGAAAATCAATTAATCATTTATTAAATATAAGTGATATAAAAATACCGCGATTCGCAACTGGTACAGTAGTACCGCATTCTCAAAAAATAATATCTGCACAAAAACAAACGGATATTAACAATGAAGATAAAATGATAAATAAAGTTGCTCAAATGGTAATAACAGCAATGGATAATAAGACTGACAAAGAAGATAAACCTCTTATTATAGAAATACAAATTGGAGATGAAAAACTTGGAAAAACAGTAATAAGAAGTATAAATAAAGAGCAAGAAAGAGCAGGAAAGACTCTAATAAAAGTTTAGACTAGGAAAGGAAAATTATGGATAAGATAAAATTTACTAATATAGATAATCAATCAGAATTTTTTGAAATTCCATGGCAGTGGGTTTTAGAAGGTCGGACTAGAACCTAATTTAAATGATTTAGATTCAGAAGCTAAAAGAGGCATGGTACGTGGATATCTTCATAGAACAAGGGTTGCAGAAGTGCCAGATTATCTATTAAAAATTAAGAAAAATTTGAAGCAAGGGGAATTAGCACCATTTTTCAAAATGCTCAGAAAAGTAAAGGTTTTAGTATACTACTTTTGTCCATACGAGAATCAATATGTGACTAGAGAGTTCTACATACCAAAACCGAAAATAAGACAAAAAAGACTGCCAAAGAATAATAATACAAATAATATAATATATGACTCATTTGATGTTGTTCTGAAAGGGTATGGTGATATATGAAATTAGAGTCAGCACTATCTTTTGAATTAAGAGATGGAACATTAATATCAGAAATAGAAGATAAGCATATTCAAAAATTTGAATTAGATGATAATATTCATGATGAAGAAACTATAGTTGGAACATTTTACAAAAATTCAGGCAGTATAAATGCAATAAATATAAATAAACAATATAATCACTTGAAAGGAAAAGAAATAAAAATACAAGGCCATGGTACCTGGTATGTTCAAGATATAGTTTCTGCCCAGGAGGACATTGAAGCTAAAATTGAACTGTTCGATTTATCATATAGATTTGATGAAGAATATGAAAGTATGCAAGAAATATTTCCGTGTACATTTTTAGAATGGGCTAAGGCAATATGTATCAAAGTAGGTCTGTATCTTGAAACTACAAGCTTTCCTAATTCAAATTTCTTGCTTCAAGTAGAACCATTTTTAAACTCTAATGAAACATATAGAGACGCAATAAAAATGATAGCACAGAGTGCATGCTCATTTGTTAAAATAGAAAATAATAAAGTACATATAAGGTGGTTTGATGAAAAAGTAATAGAATTAGAAGATTGGTTCACTTTAAATCAAAGTGATGAAACAAAAGCAGTAAATCTTGTTGTGATTGGAAGAGGTGACACAGAAGATAATATAAGATATCCAAATGTGCTACCTCAGGACCCGTTTGAATTTAAAATATCTGAAAATCAAGCTATTTATTTTGATAGAGAAGAGACTATAATTCCGATTTATGAGCAGATAGAAGGATTTAAATTTTATCCGCTAAAAATGGAAACACTAGGTAATTTGAAACTAAAAGCAGGTACTAAAATCAAGTACATTGACATAGATGGAGAAGAAATTGAAACATATATATTTAATCATAAAATAGTCTACAATGGTGGTTTTTATGAACTAGATTCATCATATACTAGCTACATAGAAAATAGAGAGATAAAAGAAACTTCTACAAAATATGAATTTGCAGGAACAATAGAAAAAAGAGTTGAAAATACTGAGATTGCAGTAGATAAAGCAAATCAAAAAATTAATTTAGTTGTAGAGGAACAAACTGAACAATCTAAAAAAATTACTAATGTTGAAATGAATTTAAATGGAATCACTCAAAAAGTAGAAAACATACAGGATTTAACTAATGAAACAGAAGGAAATAAGATAATATCACTTGAAAATTGTGTGCATGGAAATTTATTAGAATTGAGAATAGTTGGAAATAATTCAGTATTTGATTATCTGTACCCCGCTAATGATTTATATCCTGCTAATAATTTATTCCCTTATCGGAGATTCAAGAGTAGTTGTGACAAATAAAGATGGAGAAAGTAAAGTCTACGAGCTAGGCATTTCAGAGGTTTTAAGGCAAAATGGAAATGTCTGTGATGAATATATTTTAGAAAATGGAATTGCTAGAGTAATCAGAAGAATTAATGAAGATGGAACTATTAAATCAAATGAAGAAACAGAAGATTTAGGTGAGTTTGTAATTGAACTGAATGAAGGAATAAATACAATAACTATACAGAATTACATAGCGAGATTGAAAGCCAAATTTGCAATCAAAAATGATTATACAAATATTTTTGCAACAAATGCAGAGGCAAGAGCTTTAATACAGCATTCTGCTGATGAGATAAACTCAAGAGTCTCTAAAAAAGTGGATGAAGATGAGGTATTTTCAGTTATAAATCAATCAGCCGGAAAAGTGAAAATAAAAGCTGAAAACATAGAAATGGAAGGGCTTACAACTTTTAATAAAAATGTAGAAATTACAGAAGAAGGGATATTAAGATGTATAAAAGCAATTTGTGAAGATATAGAAATCAGAAACTCAACAATCAGAGAAGGGAGCATACATCTAAAATCCTCTAATGAAGCAGTAAGCTTTAGTGTATCTGACACTTCAAATGATAGAATAAATTCTGAATTAAGTGCAATGTTATTAAATTTCAACAGCAATCAAATTAGAAATGCATTGCAAATGGGAATTATACAAAATACTGGAAATGGCTTTGTGAGTATAGAAGGAGACATTGATTGTTATAATTTACATCAGTGGTCATTAGCTGAAAAAAAGAAAAATATAGAAAAATTAGACAATGCTTTAGACTTAGTTATGAAGTCTGATGTTTATACTTATAATTTCAAAACAGAAAAAGATGGAGCTAAAAAACATATAGGATTAGTAATCGGAGATGGATACAACATAGCAGATGAAGTGGTTTCAGAAGATGGAAAATCAATAGAATCTTATTCTATGAATAGCACTTTATGGAGAGCTGTACAACAACAGCAAGAACAAATAGATGAAATGCAAAAAGAAATCAAAAAATTGAAGGAGGAAAAATAATGGCATATAAAGTTTTTGAAAATGGAAAAGTAGCTATAAATGATACTAATTTAAACGAAACACAAGACTTAATTCATGAAGATATAAATGGGGAAATGATATATGGGAATACAACAAATTCTAATTCAGGTTCTAATTCAGAAATAACACTTACAAAAACAATAAAAAACACAGATAGAGTCAAGATATTTTTTAAGACAGATAATTATGATACTTATTCAAGTGTTGAAATTTTAAATGCAAACAATAAAGCTGTATCTTTAACAGCTACTAGGGCAAGCGGCTCATATCCTTATATTTTTTTAGCAGATATAAGAATAAATGAAAATAAAATTACATGGGGAAGAAACGCAGGATTTTATTTTATGAATAATTCAGCTATCGAGAATCAGAATACAAAATTACTGATTACTCATGTAATAAGATATTCAAAAAAATAAGGAGGAATTAGAATGAGTTTAAAATCAAAAATAACTTATGAGGATAAAGTAAATATAATAACAAATCATGATATAGCAAAAAGAAACAAAGTAACTGATAAAGATATGAATGAAATAAAACATGTTGTTAATAATTTAGTTGATAATTCAGTAGAGCAAGATACAAAAATAGATTTGAATTTTGAAAGTATAGAAGAATTGAAGCAAGAAAATAAAAAACTAAAAGAGCAAGTTATTGAAGATAGAGAAGATATAGAAGCTTTATCGTATAAATCTCAAAAAAGAGGACAAGAAATGTACTTAAATGATTCAAGTAATGCAACTTGTGATGTGAAAATTGAAGGAAATGACTATCAAGAAGTAACTGAGAATAGACCGTCTACAGAATTTCCATCTGAGATAAAAACAGTCGGAAATGATACAAATCTTTTTGATAAGAATGATACAAACTTAATTCGAGACGGAATAGCAATCGGAGGAACAGGTAACATTACAAGCGGAAACGGAAACAGCACTGTTGTAATGCAGATAGCTGCGAATCAAGAAATAACTATTAGTAGATTAGCAGATACAAGATTCCGAATTGGAACAAGTGCAACAGAGATCACAAGCGGAACATTAGACAACTATACTGCAAATGACACATCAGATACAATAAAAATAACTACAAATTCAGTAGCGAAATACTTATATATAAACTTTATAACATCAACATCTATATTAACAAAACAAGCAATATTAGATAGTTTAATTGTTAAAAATAATCAAAAATCAATAACAATAACAGTAGCTAATAAGAATGTAGTAGATGTAGAAGATTTTACAATGAATGCAAATTCAAGTGGTCAAACATTTAAAGAATTATTTGAAATTGATGTAAAAAAAGGTGATAAATTATTCTTTTCATACAATGTAGATAAAACAACAAATACAAGCACAAGAAATACACCATATTACAGAGTGAATCGGAGCAAACAAGGGAGGACAGTCGGAAACGGCGAACTATAATAGTGCAACAGGAAGAAAAACTTGGGAAATAAACATAGATGAAGACGGGAAATTACTAATGCTCTACTGGATTCACACTACAAATTCTGAGATAGAAATATCAAAATGTATGTTAGAAAAAAATGAAGGAAATGGAGTTTTTGAAAAACATCAAAAACAAGAATATACTGTTAATATTCAAGAAGAAATGATAAAAAATGACTATTTTAAAAAAATAGATGGAAAATGGCATGAAGTACATAATAACAAAAAAGTTGTTCTGAATGGTACAGGAAATTGGGCTAGAATCGGCTCAGGAGAAGGATTAGTAGCTTTTAGATGTGCATTAGAAAATAATGTAATAGGAAGAACAAATAGTAGATACATTTCTGATCAGTTTTTACAAAAAGAAACGGGAAATTGGTCAAACGAGGGAATTATAGCTGTTTCGGAAACATCATCAGACATTCATTTATTTATATCTGAACAAAAAGCAAGTACGAATGCAGAATTAAAAACATTCTTAGAAAACAACAATGTAATTCTTTATCATAAAACAGCAGAAACAAGATATTTAGAATGTACAGAAGAACAAGAAAAACAACTAGAAGCACTAAAAAAAGCAAGAACATATAAAAATATTTCAAACATTACATCTGATTCAATAGTGATTTTAGATGTTGAATACAAAAAAGATTTAGAAACAGTGTTGAAAAAGTTAGGAGGGTAAGAGATGGAAAAAATATTTAACAGTACAAGCATAATTCTGGGAATAGTGGGAGGCTTTGTAATTACTGCGTTAGGAGGCTGGGATGGATTAACAATTACTTTTATTGCTTTAGTAATATTAGACTACATAACAGGAATATTGAAAGGAGTCTACATAAAAAAATTAAGTTCAACACAAGGATTTAAAGGAATAATAAAAAAAGTTTTAATATTAATTGTAGTAGGAATAGCAGTATTGTTACAAGAGCAAATAGGAATACCTGCTATTCGAGAAATAGTAATTACATTTTTTATAGCGAATGAGGGGATTTCAATATTAGAGAATGTAGCACAAATGGGAATTAAACTACCGAATAAGTTGAAAGAAGTTTTGCTTCAATTAAGAGATAAGGGGGAATAAATATGAATTTAAAAGAATTTGGAAACTGGGGTCTGAATCAAAAAAGCGTTGGAAATCCACGGTGGAGGAAGCTATAAAGGTCAGTGTGTGAGCTTGATACAGCAATACTTGAATAAAGTATTTGATGTGCCGTATGTGGCACGAGGACATGCAAAAGATTGGGCGAGTAATCCTTTACCGAATGTGTTAACTAAATTAGCTAATACTACAAAATTGCAAGCACGGTGATATCTTAGTGTATAGTGCAACATCAACAAATGCATACGGACATATAGCTTTAATAGATATTAATAATAAATTCTATGACCAAAACGGAATTAAAAAATTAGAAGTAGCATACAGAGATAATGTCAGAGCAGGATATGTATGTATTCTAAGACCGAAAAATCAAGCAAAACTATTTGAAAATATGCAAGCTACTGTAACAACAAATGAATTGAAAACTTTAGCTAGAAATACTAATTTAAGAAATGAGCCAAATACGAATGCTTCAAAAGTTTTATATTTAGCTAATACTACATTGTTTGTAACACAGTCAGCTGTAACGAAATCGGATGGATTTGTTTGGGATAAAGTAAGAATCAGAACAAACAACAGAGAAGGTTATATGATTAATCAGAATTACAAATAGAAGTGTCCGACAAGGTGTCCGACTTTAAAAATAAAAGTAGACTAGAATAAAATCTAATCTACTTTTTTATTGCATTCATTAAACAACTTTTTACTTATAATAGCTTTATGATTAGATTTTTTAAATTCATCATGAAATTTATTATAAGATAAATATGTAATGTTTTTAATAATAACTCTAATTGAATTTGAATTGAATTGTTTATTACGCTTACCGTGTATACCCTTTTTTATTGCATATTCGTGCAGTTTCAGAATAACTTCTATGTTTTTTATAAGTATTAAAAATAAATCTAACTATTTTAGCTTCTTCTTCATTAACTGTAACACATCTATTTAAAACATCATATCCGTAAAATTTTAACTAATGTGCATTTTCCATTTTCAAAATTCAACCTTTTAACAAGTTTAATATTTTCTGATATGTTATCTCTTTCAATTTCAGAAACAATTGAAAGTATGTATATTAGTAATTTACCGCTTGCAGATGAGGTATTTATATTTTCGCTATAAGAAATAAAAGTTATATTTTTTTCATTGAATTTATGTAATAGATTTGATATATCACGAACAGACCTAGAAATTCTTGATAATTTCCAAATTAGTACAGTTTCGAATTCATTCAATTTATTTAAAAGTAATTGTAATTGCTCTCTGTTTGTATCTTTAGCAGATAGACCGTTTATCTTCAAATATTTCATACTCATAGTTATGATTAATGCAATATTCTGTTAAGATTTTCTTTTGTGCCTCTAAAGAGTGACCCTTTTCGACTTGCGTCGAAGAGGATACTCTTATGTATATAGCTACTTTCATCTTATCTAAAAGAAACATTCTTTAAGCTTAATTCTAATATGTATTTTGTTTCTATTCTCCATTTTTTATTGATTAAAAATTTATTAACATTTAAATATTCATCTTCATCTATTTGTACTTTTTCAACAACTTGTATTTCTTCATCTGTTTTAAAAACATCTGATTCTATAAGCATATCAATAAATTTTAATATTTTTTCCATTTGAGCATATGTAAATTCAGTATTTAATGATGTAGAACCCATACAAGTATTTTCAACCGCTAAAACAAGTTGTAGTCCTTTGTAGTACGCGACTGGTACACCATTCCAATACGAGTATGTTTCGAAATAAATTTCAGCTCCATTATTTTTCATTTTTTCAATAACTTCTTCTCTTTTTAAATATTTTTTCATAATAAAAACCTTTCTTTTTATACTTGAAAAATGTTTTTATTTATGATAATATAATCATAGCACTTTTCAAGTGTTGTGTTGAGATTAGAAAGTTTAACTTTGACGGGTTATTTTCTAGTCTCTTTGCTGTTTCTAAATATATCATACACTATACGAACGTATATGTCAATACTTTTTTTAAACTTTTTTATTTTTTTCAATATATTTTGTTATAAAATCTTTTAGAACCTTAGTTGGAGTAGTGTTGTTGTCTTTGCAAGTTTTCTTAAATTCTTCCCTGAATTCAACTTTTGTATCAATTGAAATTTTTACTAAGTTCTTTTTTGCATATGCTATTTGATGCTTAAATTTGCCCTCATTTTTTTCTTTCACATTTAATTCCTCCTTGTCTTGCTTTTTATAATATTATCGTATATAATATTATATACAAGAGAGGAGTTATCCTCTCAGGTATCAGTCGAACATGTGAAGTACTTCTAAGATGTGCTTTACTCGTTGTTCTTCTTTAGCTTGCAACTTTTTCTTTTGAGATGGAGTAGTTGCAAGCTTTTTGATTGCTTTAAATATTTTCTTCATATTATCACCTCTTTTCTTTTGAACTAAATATATTATACACTATACGAACGTATATGTCAATGCTTTTTCAAAACTTTTTCATTTATTTTTCAAAAACTCTAAAAACACACTAAAATCAAGTGATACAGCTACATCAAAAACGAATAAAAAGTGCTTAAAATTGATTTTAGAGTGTTGTTTTTTAAACTTTTTTGAAGTATAATAAGAAAAAAAGGAGGGATAAGATGAAATTTATTTCAGAAAAAATACAAAACGCAGTAAGAAAACAAATGTTAAAAAAATACAAAGAAGTTGCATAGTTTTCTTTGTTTAGAATCATTCGACAAATTATAACAAACATTATTAACATAATATGCTATAATAGAGACAGAGAGGATGTTGATATTATGATAGATATGTTAATAGATTTTCACAGAAAGAAACTAGAAAGTATGATACTACAAAACGAAGATTACAAAAAAATATTAAAACAAAGCGAGAGATTAGACTTGTATATAACAATAAAGATGAATGAGATAAATGTAAAAGAGAGCTAAATATGCTTTCTTTTTTACTTGTACAAACTTATTTTTCTAGTATAAAATAAACATTTCTGTAAAAAATAAAAAAGAGGTGTTTAAAGATGACAATTAAATTTTTAATAAAAGAAGTTAGAGAAGAGAAGAAAATAAGTCTAAGACAGCTGGAAGAAGAAACCGGAATAGAAAGAGAGTATTTAGCAGATATAGAAAACAATAAAATTCCCGCAGACGAGGTCTTATTTGCAGAAATAGTTGTAATAGCTAATATTTTGGCTTGTAGCATTTTGGATTTATACGAAGAGGGAATGCTTGAGGTTAAAGGGATAGGAGAATTTTAAAAGCAGAAATAAAAAAAGCCACTTTTGTTAAAAAAGGTGGTTTTATATAATTTATATATACTTTCATAAAAAATAAATGTATGCAAAAAATATTATAGTAGAATATATATAAGTTTTAAAACAAAAAACAAAAAAAGGAGAAAAATGAATTGTATAAAGAAGAAGTAAAAGATGTAGTAAGTATCAATGAGAAAGAGTTTATAAAAGAAAGAATTATAAAAAATAAGCATATATTTTCAAAAATTGAATTTAAACAAGTTAAAAAATATCTTGATAACAATATGAATGATATGTTATATTTAATATATGCATTAGGTGTTTGTGATAAAAAAATGTTAGAATAAATTAAATTAATTAGAATACCAAAATACTATTATATATTAAATATATAGTAGTATTTTTTGATATCTTGAGATTT